CAGATGAGCGGTGGACCGGGTAGAGGAAAGTATCAATATGAAATGTCTTCAGAATCTAAGCCGGGTCAACAAGGTGCTAAAACTGCTGTTAATAGATATATTAGATTTTTAGAGGACAATAATTTAACATTAACGGAAGAAGATATAGCATTAAAGAATGATCCAAATCCAGATTTTTCTCAATTATCAGAACAAATGCAAGATAATATATTTTATGCGGATAAATATTATCATCCAGATCTAATATTAGATGACTTAGGTTCTGGAGATCTTAGTCAACGAGCCGCTTGGTTAGATTATCATTGGGCAGGCGCGGCTGACGATAGAGATTCAAAAATTAGTATGTGGAATGACAGGTTTCCTCAGTATGTAGAGGAAGAAGAGAGAGTTAAGTTTCAAAAAGGTGGTGAAGCATATAATAGTGATAGAGCAATGAAACATATAAGAGATAGAGAAGGTACTCTTGATTATATTTATAAAGATAGTAGAGGTTTATGGACTTCAGGAACAGGTCATTTATTAACTGATGAAGATAAAGCAAGATATAATATAACTGATAATGTTGGAACTAGAGAAATAAGAACTAGATATGGAAAAAGAACAGTTGCTTTAAATTCAAAAGGTAAGGAAATAAGAATAGATCAGAGTGAAATAAATAAAAATTTAATTAATGATACAGCTAAAGCGTATGAAGCTGCTAAAAAACAAGCAGTAGAAATGGGATTGCCTGAAAATCATAGGTTTGTTGAAGAGTTATTAGGTGTTAATTTTCAATTAGGAACTGGTTGGAATACAATACATAAACAAACTTGGGCAAAATTATTGGCTGGACAATATGAAGATGCAGCTATTGAAGCTGCTGATTCTACATGGTATGATCAAACTCCTGCTAGAGTTGAAGATTTCCAAAAGGGAATTAGACGGCTTGGAAACTAATGAGTAAAGTATTGTTACTATATACAGAAAAACAACTAGAGGATTCTTATAAACAAGATTGTAAAGATAGAACTTCTATGAATATACCTTGGTTGACTTTAGAGGACTATAGAGAACTTTATGAAGATACGCTAATGGAATTTTACGCGGAAGAAGAATAATGGGCTTTCCTTTTGAAATTATAACAATGTTAGGCTCAACATTGCTGAGTAGTTTACTTAGTATATGGTCACAAAGTCTTAAATCTAAACAAGAAGAACAAAAGCTTTTAATTACTAGAGGTAGAGAGCAACAAAAGGCTATAGAGTCTGCAAGAAATAATCCAGATAAAGGCTTTCAATGGACTAGAAGAATAATAGCTTTAACATCTATCTTTGCTATTGTAGTGCTTCCTAAGTTAGTTGCTGTTTTTTCTCCTGATGTAGATGTTACTGTAGGTTATACAGTTTTTCATCCGGGCTTTTTATTCTTTACAGATGGTAGAGAAGCTTTTGAATGGATTACATTTAAGGGCTTAGTAATTACACAGTTAGATACAAACTTAGTATCAGCCATTATAGGTATGTACTTTGGTGGTAGCTTGGTGAAAAGATAATGGGTGAAGTATTTGCACTAATAGGTGATGTAGGATTTCCAATAGCACTAGCTTTAATTAGTGGTTTTTTTATATTTCTCACTATAAAATATATTTTAGAAAGTGTCATAGGACAGGTCAATGGAATACATAGTATTGTATCATCTCTAGATAATAGAGTCAAGACAATGAACCATGATATGATTAGAATGGATGCAACACTTTGTAGTGTGCTTCGTTTAAGACCTGATCTAGATAGAATAGCAAGAGCTAATGGTAAAGAAGATGCAAGGCGTGATTGATGTTACCAGAGCAGATAAACATAGCAACTTTAATAAGCGATTATGGCTTTCCGATTGTTGCTACAATAGGCTTGTTATACATGATATATTTTATATGGGGATTTATAACTAACAATATTAAAAAGAAACTAAGTGAAACTAGTAAAACACTTGTTGGTTTAATAGATCGTATTAGAATGCTAGACAATGACATTATTAGATTGCAACAAAAGCTAGATACTGTTATTGAGTTAAGAGATTTAAAGCAAAAGGATTTAGAAGAAGATGATAAAAAAACTTAGTATCTTAATAGTACTTTTTATTCTTTTATTTCTAACATCAAAGGTAGAAGCGGATGAGATGGTGTTTGGATTTAACAGCCCAAGCTTTTCTGGTATTAATACTAGCTCTCATTATTTAACTATACAGAATCAAGAGTTTACAAGAAAGCAAGCAATACAAGAAGAGATTGATGCTTATCAAGAAGAATTAGCAAGAGAAGCTAATAATACAACACTCGCTAGGTTTATTAGAAACTTAGAGAGTAGAGTTTATGCACAATTATCTAGACAGTTAGTTGATAACTTGTTTGGTGAAACACCTAGTGAATCAGGTACAATAACTTTAGAGGGAAATACTATTGAATATTTGGTTGATGGAGAAATCATTACCCTTACTGTCGTTGATGCAGAAGGGAACACGACAGTTATTAGTCTGCCTATTGGTAGCTTTACTTTCTAGTTGTGCAATAGATCCGGGTAATTTATTAAGTCCGGGAGGTATTCCTTATACTTCTATGAAGGATGCTTCTCTACTTGATTTACAATCCGAAGAATTAAAAAATGTTACTCCATCTGAAAGACAGCCTGTTATAGCTGTATATGCAGATAGCTTTCAAGACTTAACAGGGGCTAGAAGAAGTAATAGTCAATTTGCTTTATTTAGTACAGCTATTACTCAAGCTCCAGAAGCATTTCTCATTAGAGCTTTAAAACACGCTGCTAACGGCAAGTTCTTTAAAGTTGTAGAGAGGGTAGGCTTAGATAGCTTAACTAAAGAGAGACAGCTAATTAGAAGCACTAGAGAGAGCTTTGAAGAAGACAGTACACTACAGCCTTTATTGTTTGCTGGATTACTAATACAAGGTGGGGTAATCAGCTATGACACTAATACATTTAGTGGGGGATTGGGAGCAAGATATTTAGGTATTGGAAGCAGTAAACAATACAGAGAGGATAGCGTTAGTGTATCTGTAAGATTAGTATCTGTATCAACTGGAGAGATTCTAATGGAAGTAATGACTTCAAAGTCTATATTATCCGTTGGATTAACACAAGATATATTTAGATTTTTAGAAGAAGGCACAGAACTAGTAGAAGTAGAAGGGGGAGTAACGGAGAATGAAAGTGTTTCTATTGCTTTACAAAAGGCAATTGAAGAAGCAGTTTTAAATATTATTAACATAGGTATAGATAGGGGATATTGGACTTATGAACAAATTAAAATTGATGTTCCTAATTGCGATGATGATGGGTGTATCGGCATTCGCGGCTGATAATGAAATCTTTGTTGATCAAGTAGGCGCATCTGCAAGTATTGATTTAGAACAAATGGGTGCTGGTAACATAATAGGAGGATTAAATTCAACTGCAGGAAATCTAACTGCTTTTGATTTAGACGGAGCTACCATGACTTTAGATGTTAATCAAATTGGAGATGCAAATAAATTCTTAGGAGATATTAATGCTGATACAGTTGTTGGTATGTTTCAATTTGATGGTAATACTAATCAGTTTACTATTCAAGTTGATCCTACAAACACATATGGCGCTGATAACTCAAACTTAAATGTACAAACAACAGGTTCTAGTAACACATTTACATTAGACTTAGCTACTAATGCATTAGCTGGTACAACTGATCTAGATTGGGTAATTCAAGGTGATAGTAATACTATTGATGCCGATATAGATTATGATGAAGGTACTAACTATATGGATATAGATGGTGATTCAAATGCTGTTGATTTTGATGGTGATGGATATGCACAAGGCTATTTCTATCTAGATCATACAGGTAACTCAAGGAGTTTTGATGTTGACCAACATAGTACACTCAACAACGACTGGCTTAAAATTACTTCTTCTGGCAACAATGGTACTGTGTGTGTCCAGCAGGATGACGGAGGCACAGCAGTCGGTTGCTGATATAGGAAGTATTACCGAGCTTAATGGGCTAGGTAGAGTAGTACGAGATAGAGATTACGAAGCTGAGTTAGCTTTTTCTATCAATAGTTATGATAATGTACAGACTGCTAAAGGTAGAGTGGCTATTACATTTGTTGATGATAGTAAAGTAAGACTAACTGAGCATTCTAAGCTTCTTATAGATGAGTTTATCTATGATGCTAATCCAAGTAATTCCAAGATGGCACTTCAGTTTGCCAGCGGTACTGCTCGTTTTATATCTGGTGGTTTATCCAGAATAAATAAAGAAAACATATCAATCAAGACACCTACCGCTACAATAGGTATTAGAGGCACAGACTTTACTGTGACTGTAGATGAGCTTGGTAGGTCTTTAGTCATCCTACTACCCGATGAGAACGGGTTATCCAGCGGAGAAGTGATTGTATCGTCAGCTCTAGGACAAGTTACATTGAATCAGCCTTATCAGGCTACAACTGTATCTATGTTTGAAGCTACTCCTTCTGCTCCTGTTATATTAGACATTACATTAGAGCTAATAGATAACATGCTTATAGTAACTCCTCCTGATGAACAAAGCATTGAAGGCTCTGAAGACAATACAGGCTCAAGTGATAATATATTAGATGTAGATTACTTAGAGTTTAATGAACTAGAGGTAGATTCGTTAGAAGAAGATGAGCTAGAATATACTGAACTAGACATTAACTATTTAGATGTAAATTTCTTAGAAGACTTATTAGACATAATAGAAGATGTTGATGAGCTAGATAAATCTAAATCTGCATTAACTACTGATACAGCTATTAAAGGTACAGCAGTAGGCTTTGATCCTAATACACAAGTTAATACATTCGTAACAGATAATGATGTTACATTCCTTAGACAAGTTTCAGATACCTCCAGAATCAATCTTGATAAAGCAGGTTCATCTACTGTTGTCTTAGAACAAGATGGTAAGAGAACACCACTATCAGTTAATGGCGGTACATCTTCCACAATAACAATTAAACAAGGCGGCTGACATGCGTTGGGCTGCTCTGTTATTATCTATACTCTCACTCCCTCTAATCTTTAATGCAAAGCCATTAGAGATCCTTAGACTTAAAACCTTTGATGCCTTTATAGAAACTCCTGAACCTACAGGATACTTTACAGTCCTTAATATAACTGATGAGGATGTACAGCGTGAAGGTGGTTATCCTTTTCCAAGAGATAGACTAGCTGAAATTCAATATGAACTAATGGATAATGGCGCTATAGGTGTTGGATGGGTAATGCTCTTTCCAGAACCTGATAGATTTGGAGGAGATGAAGAGTTCAGTATAGCCCTTCAAAGTCTTCCAAGTGTTATAGGTATGCCTGAGATTGATAATGGTATCTATCCTGAGACACATGGTACAGTTATTGTTGGTGAAGATGTAGACCTACCTAAAGCAAAAGGTTTCTTAGAGAATACACCAGTATTAAAAGAAGCTGCTACTCAAGGAGTATTGACAGCTCCTATAGATGTTGATGGATTAGTAAGACAACTACCTTTATTACAACAAATAGAAGATGGATGGGTAGCTTCATTTGGTACACAAGTATTAAAGATACTAGGTGGAGGGGATACCTATCAGATAAGGACCAATGTAAATGGTATAGAGCAGATTAGAGTAAGAGGTCTACCTCCTATCTCAACAGATAGTCTGGGCCGTAAATGGATTAGTTGGGTAGATACCCCTCATACAACCCTACAGGAGATGGATGTACAGGATACCTTTGTCTTCGTAGGCGTTACAGCTAAAGGTGTTATGCCACAATTATCTACTCCAATAGGCTTATTAGAACCCCATAAAATACAAGCAGCACTAGCTGAAAGTATCCTTATGGAGAGTCCAAAAATACCAGATTACAGACTCGTTGTAGAGTTAGCTTTATTTGCTATCTCAGGGCTTCTGGTTGCCCTTGTAATCAACTTTCTCGGTATAACCTATGGGATGGTATCAGCTTTAGGTTTAATAGTCTTAACAGGCTTTGGAGGAGCTTACACGATACAGTCTAATTTACTGATAGATGTTACTTGGAGTATGCTATCTATGGTGCTTGTATCTACACAGCAATTCTGGCTAAACTTTAGAAAGCAATTCAAGTTAAGGCTACAGATTAAGAAACAATTTGAGCATTATCTAGACCCAAGACAAGTCAAACAGCTACAGAAAAATCCTGACTTACTTAAATTAGGCGGTGAAAAGAGATACTGTACTTTCTTATTTACAGATGTTAGAGGATTTACAGCCTTATCAGAAAGGGTAGAACCTGAAGAAGTAACAGAGATTATGAACAAAGCATTAACTATACAATCTTCTATAGTTCAAGATTTAGGAGGTATGGTAGATAAATATATTGGTGATGCTATGATGGCTATCTTTAATGCTCCAATAGACTTAACAGATCATGAGAACAGAGCTATCTTAGCAGGTCAACATATGTTACAAAAGATAAAGGATGCGGATTTGGGAGTAGAGATAGGTGTTGGAATCTCCACAGGCTATGCAATCGTAGGCAACATGGGGAGTAAAACACGATTCGATTACACAGCCATAGGAGACGCAGTAAATACAGGAGCTAGATTAGAATCCGCTACAAAAGATGTAGGTGTCAATCTTCTAATTAGTGAACTTACTGCTAAACATTCTACTATTCCTACTACACTTATAAAAGAAATAAATGTAAAAGGTAAATCTAAATCTTTAAAAGTCTTTACGCCTTCCTAGCATTTAGGTCAGCTTCAATTCTATTATGTATCTTATCAAGCTCAGTTCTTGCTGTTCTTAAAACTGTTTCTAATATATTATATTCTTCTTTGGTAAAATATTTTTCTAAACTAGAAATATCTGTAGAGGTTACTTCAGTTACTAACTCTCCTTTTCTACTATAGATAATATCAAAACCTAACAGTTTTGCTTCTTGTCTTTTCATTTTAATATCATTACTACTAATATTGCAAGAAGTAAGAGGTTAGTATTAAATAATAAAAAACAAAGAATCGTATGATACCATACCCAACGAGATGCATATATCTCTTGGTCAGTATTGTTACCAGCTCTTTTTGTTATTAGTCTATCTAATAAATTCATCTTAGTCCTTTTGTTGTTCCCAAATCCAATAATTAACCACCATTCCTTTTGGTATAACCATTGGTGCATTTATATGTTTGGTATCTTTTTCATAGATATCTGTACACATTACAATAGCATCTTCTCTATCGGCTATTAAAAATCCTACTGTAGTTCTTCTAATCGGTTTTAACTTCTCAGAATCTTTTTTGAGATAATCATCGGTATCAATCCAAGCATCATCCCATTTAACTTCTACTATCTCCATCATATAATCTCACAAGTACCTGAAGTACATGCTAATTCTTTAGTATTCTCAGTCATGTCTTCTGTTTCAAATTGTGACAATAAAGACCATTCTACATGAGCTGTTGTTTTCTTTAACCACTCTTTGTATTCCTTCTCAGTTATCTCTTGATAAGGTGCTTGTCTATATGAGTGATCAGAGTGAGGTAAGAATGAGATGCCTGAAATGTCTTCAAAGTTATTCTTAACCCAAGCTCCTACATCTAACCATTCATGTTCTTTAACTGATATAGTTACTGAAGGTTTATGTTCACACCAGTCCTGTTGATACTTCATCCACAATTCTAGATGTTCAATAGCTGTTATATCATTTCTAGTAATTGAACTTTCTGGTGCTTTAATTGGAAAGTAAAACACATAAGTATGTTCAGGTTTAGTTACATCATCTTCATGGTATACACCTTGATCTACCATTAACTTAGCTAAAGGGTCTTTCTTATCAGCTCTAATAGTTCTTAAATAATATGGGCTGTGTCTTGTATGAATACCTGAAGCACTATCTACTAACTGACTTACAGTACCACTAGGTTTAACACAAGTAATAGCTGCTGATTGATTTATACCTAATGTCTTACTCCATCTTTTATTTACATCAATAGCAGTCTGTTTCAAAGTATCTAAATTTGTATTAGAGTTTATCATGTTTTTATTATCCATGATGCCAGTAAGAGATACACCAAGTAAAGCTTCTTCTGCAGTATTCTGTCTCCACTTACTACCTAGATATCTAAAGTTAGTTAGTGTAGCTTGGAAAGTTCCTAAGATTGTAGCTAGTTCTACTTTTCTTTTTAAGCTCTCTTCAGTATCATCTTCTCTAACAACTACTTCTGTTAAGTTACAGAACTGTTTGTTTCTTAATATAATTTCACTACAAGGATTAGTACCAAAGTCTTTATAATCATCTCGTCTTCCATTTCTCATAGCTTGTTTTTCAGCAGCTTGTCTATTAAACATACCACGCTCACCACTTTTACTTTCGTACAAAGATACCCACTCTTTCATAAAAGTACCTGTGTCTGGAGTATCCGTGTAGGCTACAGAGTTGTTGGACAAAGCCCTTTGTTGGTTAGTTTCCCACCATGACCCACTCTTCGCTACTCTCATTCTATCATCGGAGAGATTAGATAATGATATGAGAGCAGACCTTCTAACACCACCAACGACTACAACTTCTGCAACCTTACACATTAAATCGTGACAGTTAATTGATACTAATTTATTTTGTCCTGCAGCTATCGCATCTTTAAATATATTAATAGTAAATTGAAATAAATCTTCTAATGGTTCTGGGCCACTAGCTCTACCACCAAAAGTTTTTAACCTAGCACCATAAGGTCTAACACCTGATACATCCCATTTAGGTATCTGTCCTGAATATAAAAGAGATATTAATTCTTTATAAGCTTTAGACCAACCTATCTTTGAATCTGCAACTTTAATAACAGTATCAGTATCATATAATGATTCAGGTAACTCTGGAAGTTTATTAACATACTGTCGTTCAACACTAAATCCAACACCTGTACCGCACATAAGGATATAAAGTGTTTCATCAAATGCTCTTGGTGTATCAACAGCAAGGTAACTACAATTAAATCCTGCTACATTATCCTGTTCTAAAGCTAAACCTGCAGACATTAAAGCTCTCATGCTAGGCATAATTTCTAGATTAAGTACAGCTTGTTCTAATTGTTTGCGCATATTAGCTGTCAATTTATAGCTATTATTTTCTTGTAACTGTTTTTCAAAAAAGTCAAAATATCTCTTGACAGTTTCTTCCCATGTCTCTCTTCTTTGTTTATCTTCATTCCATCTAGCGTATCTACTTAGATGAATAAACTCTTGGTATTGTGTTGGTAGTCTTGTTGTCACTAATCACTCCTTCTTGGAAATTTAACTGATTCTATTTCTAATGGGTCATTCTCTTTTATATCCACGCATATTGCAATAATAGCATAGTGTATTATTTTATACAAGTCATCTCTGTTCTTACCTTTCTTCTTTCCGTATCTCATAGCATACTTTAATATGTTACCAATACAAAAGCTTTCTCCATGTCCTCCGTCTATAATTACATCTGTTGCTTGATACTTTCCTTTAGCGTAGTGTTGATTATATGTTCCATCAATATAGTCTTTTACTTTGTCTAGTATCTCGCCTTCTAAGTATTTGTATTTAATTACTCTATTGCTCATCTTCTCCCTCCTTAAATGGAACTATATTATTATTTTTTCTATTATGTTCTTTAAGCTTTTCTCTTTCTGCTTTTTCTTTTTTCTTTCCAAACTTAAATAAATATTTTCCATATATTTCTTTTTTCTTTTTATCTTCTATAAACGCTAAAATCATATTATGTGATCGGCATAACAATCCTCTTACATCTTCTGCTCTACATTTTTGACCTTTCATTAATCCTGTTCTATCTGCTTCATGCCAATGATCTATATCCAAGCCAGTAGGTATACCATACTCATTTATACTCATTTCAGCTTCACACGCGTCTACTGTTTCAGCCCCATACGCACATTTATTGTTGTGTTCTATTCGCATGTTTTCAAATTGTTCAAGTGTTAAGCCATATTTAAAATTAATATGATAGACAAAATAACAATATTTACATTCATTTCTTAATCCATCTTTGTTCAAGCTGTTTGCATTAAACCAATCAACATCACCATTTTCCTTAAATGTATTTAACTCTCTGCCACACTTATGATATTCATTTCCGACACATATTTTTTTAGTAACATTTCTATCTGGTTCGTATTTTGTTCTGTTCGAATCATACTCTTTCTGCCAAGCTTTCTTATCAAACGCCATTATTTCCACTCCTCTGGTAGTGTATCTTCACTATACCATAAAAAATTATTCTTCTCAGCCCATTCAGCATGAGTCCGTTTAGTTCCGTCTCGTCTTACTCTAGCTCCCGGCATTGGCGAGAAAGGTTTCTGAAATAAAAACACTAACTCTACATTCTTCTTCAAAGCTTTTCTAAGCCAAACATATTTACTATACTCTGGATAATCCCAGAACCTACCTTTAGCTTCAAGTAAAATAGTTCTACCATCTATTACTTTAACAAAGTCAGGTTCATAACTCTTCTCAATAATATAATCTATACATTGTGCATGATGCTTCCAAGACTTTAATGTCTTTTCATGTAGATTATATTCCCATAGACTATCAAATCCTTTAGGTGCTTTAGGGTCTTTAGGTCTAACTCTTCTTTTCTTTCTAGCCATAAACTAATTTAAGTCCTCGTCTATCAAACTCTCTTCGTATCTTTTGTTTGACTTTAGGTTTAGTTCCTTGATGATTAAACATATCTAATAAAACTTTTATAGATTGTGCTTTTATATAGGTATGTTCTGTAATTAATTTTCTACTTATTTTATCCCTTCTTGTACTAGAAGGTTTTAATTTTATTGGCATTAGGTAGCTCCATTAAATTTATTTG